TTGATATGGTTTCGTTTGGGTCGCCACCTAATAGAGCGTTAGCGGACTTATCAATAACAATTAAGATATTCCAGAAACTGATTAATATGTTTAAGAAGTATTGTTTCATTTTTCTCTCCTACTTTTGTACTCTTCCATGAGGAGTTTTCTTATTTCTTTTACATCATCGCTAAGTCCGGAGAATGTCTTGTCTGTGGTTTTAAGGTGCTCCACCATTACTCTATCTTGGTACTCATTGACAAGAGACTCTCTTTCTATTCGCTTGTCTAGGTTAAACCAAGCGGATGATGCTGCAAATATAAATCCAATAGTGGCAAATAAGTGGCCTATATGGATTTCTTTTCGTAAGTGCCACCCTTTGTCTTGGGAGCGCCTTTCTTCACCATTATATTTAGAGGTCATATTATGAAATACTTACTTTTGTTGTTGTTGTCGTTTAATGTTTATGGGGCTGATTGGTCTACCGCTGATACCAAAAGAGAGGTAACGTGGCAGGTTATTAACTTAATTGACTGGGGGCAAACCCTTGATATAGTAAGAGACCAAGAAGCTGGTAATTTAAGGTATGAGCAAAATCCAATATTAGGTAATAACCCGTCAAGGGGAAAAATTAATACTTATTTTGCGCTTTCTCACGTTGCTCATTATGGTATATCAAGATGGTCAACAAAATATAGGTCGCATTGGCAATATGCCACGATAGTTGTAAGCGGCTTTATTGTGGGACGAAATTTTTATATAGGGTTAAGTTTAGGCTATTAGTCACACTATTACACCCCCCAGCCAATAAGATATAGAAGGCAACTGCCGTTCGTTCCAGTTAAAGTATGCGCCAAATCAAATCTATTAGAAGAGTCAATTGGTATTTTCGCTGTCGTCATTCCCTTCGTTGCGATTGTGGTCGCTCCAGCTCCCACTGCCTGTAATGACACCTCGCTTATTTGTGTTTGAGGTACACCAAAAGATGCGCTGCTGCCAGTTTTCCTTCCATATAATATTGCATTAATATATGTTCCGCTTGAATTATCTGTAACATAGTGACTTATTCTTACATTAACCCATTTTGCTCCAGAAGGGATTGAATTTAATGAAGTCCATATGTTTGTAGCTGATGATCCGGTTGGGCCGACACTTTCCCATGTTGTACCTATTGCCGGGTAGACTGAAAATTGAGTTGAATTAACCCCCACATCATTTTCTACATACTCCGTTACTCCAGACACATAACCAGATACAGTCTTTGTATTAACAACTCTCCCTGTCCCTTTTGGTGTCAGGTTTACATCAATATTTGTGTCTCCGCCTGTCGCAGATATAGTGGGGCCGTTACCTGTGGCGGCATTCGCGACTGTTATTTCGTTTACTGCGGAAGCGGTAGCAGATACAGAAACAATCTCGTTTTTATTCGCATCCAGAATCCCCGTAGAATTTAACGAAACCACATCAGAACCACCAATCCTAAAATCTATCTGGTCATCTGTATCGGCTGTAATAGAGGTGTCACCATCAACGTCAAGGATTAGTTGATTACCATCAAAATCAATATCCCCCGTTATTACGGTTTGGCCATCCTTAGAGACTGACTGAGTAAGGGCGTCTTTGATCTCAGTCATGGTGGTGTTAAAGTCTGAGGACTCGATTAGAGTGCCTGATACTGCTGGAGCCGCCGAGGTGGCGGTATACTCCATCGTTCCTGAGCCGTTTCTAGCAAATAACCTATCTTTTAATTTAAACACTACTGTCTCTCCGCTTCTGCTATTGCTGCTGCTACTGTTGCCTGATCTCCGAAACCTTGCATGATTACAGACCTCTCTTTAGGAGTAGCCGCTTTCATCATTTCGACTAATTTTGCTTTGTTTTGTGGCTTCATTAATTCTGTTAATCGATCTAAAGTTGCCTTCGTGTTTACCCCTTCTATCTTTTTAAGAAGTGAGTTCATAATAACAATGGAAGTTTTAAGGATATGCACCCTTGGAATGTCGTGCATCGTCCCCAGGACTTCGTTCATGCTCTGCATGCCCTTAGAGGCTTGTTGCTCCATCATGGCGTCACGGTTGTATTCGCGCTGGATTCTGTCGATAGCATTGATCTGCTTCTGTTTAAGGGTTTCGTGAATAGGAATCTTGTTTCCTAGTTCGTCTTTGACTATCGAGGCGGAGTCTTTGACTTTATTAGAAAAAGCCGCAGCAGGCTCCTTGTCTCCTAAAGGTTTTTGCATTTCCTTAGAAAGAGACTGAAGGACTTTCATTCGATTTACGCGTTTTACTTCTTGGGCGTAAATGTCTTCAGCTTTAGCGAACCCTTGCGATTTAGTTCTAAGCCAGTCTGTAAAAGAAGTTAAAGTCCCTTTTATTTCTGCCTGTTCTGTTTTCCCAAGACTGCCTAGTTCGTGCTGCTTTTGCATATTTTCCGCTACAGCTCTTTTTATTCTCTGAAGGTTGGCTACAGAGAATTTCTCGTCTGGACTTTTTGGAAAATAAGATCCAGTCTCTTCTGCACTTTTTCTGGCAGATCGAATAGCCTTCTTTACAGATGGCCTTGAAAGCCATTTACCCAATCCGGGACCAGTCTCTCCAAGAGTATTCAGAAGCATAGTCTCGCTAATATCAGACATTGACTTCTCTGTTATATGTCTAGCTTTAGCTATTTCTGATACTTCTATTGCTGCCTTATTTGCTTCCTTCGCAACAGGGGTATGAGGGGCGTACCTTTCAGGGACTCTTGGGTATCCCCTTACAGGAGTGTATTTGCCTGCCAGCCCTTTTTGTTGAGATTCAAGCGTTTTAAATCTTCCCCAGTCTCTTAATGCTTCTACTTTGCCTGCTTCAGCGGTTTTTGCCTTAGCCTCTGCTTTCATTGCAGCATCAACCAATATTTCTCTTGGCGACCTTGGGTCGATTAAATCTCCTTTGACTTTTCCGTAGCCTTCGGTGGCGTGCTTCCTCATTAGCGATTCCGCCAGTCTTAACTCTTCTGGCGTGCCACCTAGTTTCTTTAATGTTTTAAGGCGAGCATGTTGCTGCGCCCTTGAAACGTCACCGTACTCAGAAGGCTTCCTTGATTCAACCATTTTTTGTAAGGCAGAGAATTCATAAGACCCTGCTCTGGCAGCAGCTTGTCCAGCTGTCTCAAGCTCTTTTCCTTTCTCCAGAGCCTTGATGACTTTAGGCATTCTTTCGCCTACAAGCTCCGGGAGAATGTCTTTAACAGCCCTATCTGTCCCCCCAGGGAGACGATGAGAGAGAATCTTCTTGCCTTCAGCAGCAGCTTGTACAAGTTTCTTAGGGATGTATTTAACTGTCCCTTTGATCCCTTCCTCGACTTTTGGAGAAATAACAGAGGGTTTTTTGCTCGTAGCTCTTCCCATAACCATCATAGGCAGAACGTCTAAAGCTGTCTTAGTTAGAGTCCCTTTTAAAGCCGCGGCTTCTGTAGAAGACCCCATTCGGGCTTCTCTTTCGGCTACAGTCCCTCCGAGATATTCTGTCCCTTCTGCGTACTTTCTAAAAGGATAAGATATAACGTCAAGAGCTGTCTTCCCACCCTCGGTACGAGGTTGATAAGTCATGGCTTCTTGAGTTGAATGAATGACTTCGGTAGGATCGGCTTCAGTCAAGCCCATAGCTCTACCGGCTATCGTTCCGAGACCCATAAGTCCGCCTGCGATAGTCCCGGCCATACCTGACCCCATAGCCATCATAGGCTCTACAGCGGCTCCGGCTAGATTTTCAACAGAATAAGGAGATTCCTCTTCAGGCTGTTGAAGCCTCAGTCTGGCTCTGGCCATAGCTAATGCACGTTCTTGGTCTATCGTTGCCATAGTGCTTTTTCTTCCGGCGTCATAACATTCCAAAGGTTAGGATCGACCCCTTTCGGGACCCCTTCTTCAGTAGGATTACTTTCTTTGATGCCTTTAGGCGGGCTGTAGAATTGAGTCCCTTGCCAATTAGCCTTATAGGTTTCTTTTGCGTTATCTCTAATATTTTCGAGATTATCGCGCACATTATTAAATGCAGTCCTTGCTTCATCCTCGTCCATTTTTGGGTCGATGCTGTCAATTATATTTTGAACAATAGGCCATTCTCTTTCGGTCATTTGACCTATTGATCCTCCAGAGCGAATCATTTCTAAGCCCGCCATTTTTAAATCTGATTTAAGAGACTCAATTTTGACATTCATGTTTTGAGCATCAGGGTATTTGGAGGTTACGTAAGCATTGTAACCGCCGAAATTACGCTCAAAGCCATGCTTATTTTTAGGATCAAGAATATAGTCAATTTTCTTTAATGCTTGGTTTGTTCTGGTTTCAGCAGCTTGAACAGTGCTAAAGTCTTTTGCATGTTCATTTAATTGCTTGACTGAGATTAAGTCGTCATAACTCCCAGTCCTTTCAAACTTTCTAACTGAATCAGGCGTGAAATCTTTCGGGTTTATCTTGGCAAAACTATCTCCGCCTTTAGCCTTAGCCTTTTCAGATACCCCAATATATTTAGCCATCTCAGCAGTTTCAGGCTGAGAGGCGGCCAAGAGCATCGCTTCTTGAGGATTCGGCGGAACGGCAGGAACGGGAGCATTCTGGAGACCGGGAATCTGTTCGCCTTCGTAGAATTGCTGCTCAGGGGGCATTTGATAAGGTGTAGCAGGCACTTCAGGGGATCCGCGGTACTTGGACATCACAGCTTCTACTAAGGCTCTTCGCTTGTCCTCTTGGCTCTTACGGGCATCTGCGAGTCTCTGTTCGCCTCTGTCCATCGAGCTACGGGCGATAAGAGCCTGTCCTAGCGTGGTAAGACCCTGTAGAGGGTGATAGGGAACAGCTCGATTACCGGCGTATTGAGTCCCTTGAGGCGTCATGGCTTGCTGCAAAAGGGTTTCCTGAAGTTTTCTTCGACGCATTTCAGCATCGTAAATGCTTTCGTACTCGTTCATTTCAGCATCCCGTAATTAACGGCATCATACCCATTAGGCATTCTAATAACGGCCTCTGGAACAACCTTCTTAACTTCATCTGCCATATGGCCAATAGTCCAGTCGCTTGACCAAATATACTTAAACAGGTAAATCGGAAGACCCATTAATGATTCGCCTATTTTAATTATGTTCTTTTTAAGTCTCCTATCTGACATTGCCGTAATTCCGGCTGCGCCCAATCCGAACAAGCCCTGCATCATGGCATTCTTTTGGGCAACTTGAGCGTTATATTGATTCATGTCGAATTGACCTTGCTGTTGGGCGGCTCCTAAATAGTCTGCTCCTGGGACAGCCTGTTGGTTGTAGAACTGGTTAAACTGAGGGGCTTGCGGCATCCCAGTGGCGTACATACCGAACTGTTGACCTCTTCCGGCCAGTTGAGACCCGTATTCCGTCGCGGCCTGACCTGTAGCCGAGATTTCGGCTTGTTGTTGGGCATCGTTAAGTCTTCGGTCAAAACGGGCCATTTCCGTATCAAACGCGGGTGAGTTACGAGGGATCCCTTGGGCGGCAAGCTGAGATTCCATCTGTGCGCGATCTTGGGCGATGGCTTCACTAGACCTACCCATCATGGCTTTCATAACAGACTCTCTATTCGCCCCAAATTCCGGCATAGGTTGCCCCATCATTGAGGCCATGCCTGATTGGGACAGATCAAAGAGTTTCTGCTGTTCAGGAGAGAACGAGACCTTTTGAGACCATTCCCCTCCGGGGCCTTGAGTCCAAACGCTCGACCCGAAAGGGTTGTACTGATTCGCCCTATTAGCCCTTGTGGCCTCTTGTGCGCCTTTTAAGTTACCGGCAGCGGTGGCTTCTGCTGCGCCTTTGTAATCCGGTGCGCCAGGGGAAGCAGGGCTAGAAAAAGGATTGCCAAGCGCGTCAAGACCCATTGACAGCGTTCCACCCGCTATACCACCTAATGCCCACGGAGCAGCTTGATTAACGAAATCACGACTTACCACTCCACCTGTAGCTTTACTAATCTTGCTACCTAAGCCCATTAGAGTACTCCACCTTGTTCGTATACATAATCATTAGATACCCACCTTACTTTTAAGGCGTTAGTGTTAATTTTTAATCCACCTGAAATGGCGTAACCCACGTTATTCGGTGGAGAAGTCCAATCTCGGACGATCTCAAGACCCGCCGCCCAGTAACCTTCATCCCAGTTGGTTTGATCCCACACGGCCCCTGAGACGACTGTATAGGTCGAAAGACCGGTGATAGGGTTGTCTTGGAAGTCCACATCAAAACCAGTTAGAAAAGTAATACTACCGTTGACTCTTAGAAGCGGTCTAAATAAAGTAAACCGTTTTAATTGAGACATATTCCCTAAGTAGTCAAAAGCACTCTTCCCAGTGGCGACGATCTCGCTTCCGTTATCCGAGGTGCCTGTCCAGGCTTTTCTAACAACCGTCGAGGCACCGAAATAGAGTTCGTTGTTAAATTCTGCAAAACACTCCCCGTTCCATGAGTCGAACTTACACCAAGCCCCTGTGATGGTGTTCATCACAAACTGATAATGAATCCCTCCCTCTGCGTGAGGGATATTGAAAATAAGCGCAGATTTTAAAGGGAGATAGGTTATATCCCACCCGAAAAGCGTACTGTAGCTTTGGGCTTCGGTGTTGAATGCTTTAGTGATCTTGTCTGTCAGGGCGGCTCGCTTATCCTGAGACTGAAGCGCAGAGGACAGAGGATAGATCCCATTCTGGGTAATGACTAACAGGTCGCCTTCATATTTAATATAAGACCGTCTTCCGATAGGCTTCCCAATTCGATAAACGCCTGTTAAAACCCAGTCTGCTGCTGACGAAGGATTGGTTCCCCGGTAGACAAAGACTTCCCCTTCAGATGTCATAAAGACCGCTGCGTCATCAGGACCGTCCCCGGAGTCGAAGGACCATGTGCCCATCCACATCAAATAACCCCCTCGGTTACAAAATGAGGATAGGTCAAATTCTGTCAAGGCTCCACCCGCGGCTCCTGCGGGTAGATACCAGAACGAAAGAGAGTCCTTTTCGATGAAAAAGAGTCTTCCCTTATATTCGTTCAGATGGATGATAGAGGTCGTCGTTAACCCTGTAAGAGCCGGGGAGGTCGCTCCTGTTACCGAGGTCCACGTACTATTATTATAATAAAGTGGAGCATCCACGCCGTTAACAAGTATAAGCCAGTTATTCGTACCATCACCGAAATTAAGGCTTTGGCACCTCCCGTCAGTAATCGTAACACTCTGGGCACTGGCGGCTCCTGCGGAAGTCACATTCCATACATCGCTATCGGTGCAGGCAAATAACTTGTTTGTCCCGGACATTTGGTTGTAAACCGCAAGTGTCTCGACCGTTCCTGTGATCCCCGTGGCGTGGGATGTGTACCCACCTCTTAATTCACATTCCGTCGTAGAGGGAAAGAAATTAACCAGCTCCCTTGCATCTCCAGAAGGCATGGCTGTCAAGGAGTCTCTGGCATTCCAACCACCGATAGGGGCGGGAACACTGTAAACACCTGATACCTGACCTCTATTAGACTTAACTTTTCTAGGTATTCTCATAGAACCCAAGAACCTTGTGGGACTACAACACCGGGAGTTTTATCTCTAGTCATTCCGTCCATTTGAATCGATCTTGGAATCCCCTGTCGGCCAAGGGCGTTTTCAACCATTTTCTCATAGGACTGAAAGTCTTCTTCGTAGCCCAGTCCTTTTTCTTTTTTCCATCTCCATCTTAAACCCATTAGCACTACAGGTTCAGGGAGAAGGATTTCATCTGTGTCAGCATTAAAATACTGGTAAGTTATCGTTCCGGCAGAGTTTATAATCCAGTTTGAAGAAACATACTCAAAAGCCCATGTGTTCCCAGCCGGAGGCGTAGGGGTCACAAGCAGCTTTCTTTCCCTTATCCTTGCTCTGTAATGCGGTGATGTAGCGGCAAACCCTTTCTCAGCCGCCCAATTTTGTTGATCGATAACCTCTATCGGGAGTCCTTCAGTCCGATCCCAAATAGTGTTGTATTTTATATATTTAAATGTCGCTTTTCTAATAGGGTCTTGAGCTACTGCGATAGCATTAATAAAACCTTGATTTTCTGCGGCGACACTGGTGTGGACAGCCTCATAAGTAAGACTTTGCCAGTCTCCTCTATCTGATAGGTCAATCCCTTCTTCTTCTAAGAGCGCGAGGACTTGAAGGACTTGAGGATCTGTTGACCCCAGTACGGAAGTTGGTATAGCTCCAATATTAGTGCGCCTGTAGAATTTCTGAATGATACTTAATAAAGATAAGGCGCTTGAAGCTGCTGTTGGATTAATTACTACGGCCATCTTTTTCTTCCAGTTGTTTCTTTAGATTGGATATCTCTTTCTGAAGGTCTTCTATCATCTGGGTGTTTTTAAGATGTTGAAGGTAAAGACTTCCAAGGGCTTCTGTTAGTTTTTGATCTATCAATTTGGTATCCTCAAGACTTTATAACCTGCGCCGCCAGAGTCCGCCGCACCTACCGTGACTCTCTGGAGTCCGGCATTATCTACATCGTATACCTGCATTGCGGTATATGATGCAGTCACCGGTTTGTCAAGCGACACGGCCTGATTAGCGCCAGCCCATAATTGCAGAGTATCGCCTGAATGGTTGTATGCCACCTGCCCGGCATCAGTATCTTCTGGGTCTCCAAATTTAATGGCCTGCGTGAACGTGTTTGGGGTTAATATATTAATATAGGCGTGTGTGCTATTCTCCAGAGTTAATAATGTATTTGCAAACGCACTCACCGTCCCAGCACTTCCATTCCATACATGGAGATTAGTGTCTGGCGTGCCAATTCCTATACCTACTTTTTGAGAGGCGTCTACTGTTAGGGCTGTGGTGTTGTTGGTTTTTAATACTACACTTCCCGCGTCAAAAGCAACTAGGTTAAGCGCTCCATTCCCTCTGTGTGATATGCGTGAATCTGTATTTGCGCCTGTCGCACCTCTTTCGAATAACAAGCCATATATGGGGTAAGTCGTATCACCAATTAAATGAATAGAAGAAATTCCATTCCCTGTTCTACCTACTCCTAACTCTATAGATGTTGTTTCAGTAGTTAAATTTCTACCTACCTGCAACTGATTGGCTGACACATCAAACAAAGCACAGGTTGTGCCTATAGTTACATCTTGATTAGAGAGGACAGACAGGGCTGTGGTGTTGTTGGTTTTTAATACAACACTCCCTGCATCAAAAGCAGTGATATTTAAATTCCCTATCCCTCTATGAAGAATATCCGAGGTGGTATTTGCACCACTTGCATTTCGCCATATCCTCAATCCATAATCTGGGTAAGTCGGATCACCTATTAAGTCTATAAAAGCACCGCCATTGCCTGTTCTTCCTGTGCCTAACTCTAATGAAACAAACGCCGTAGATTGATTTTTTCCTATTTGTAACTGATTAGCAGAAACATCCAAAAATAAAGCAGGAGTCGCTGTTGGGCCTATAGAGATGTCTACAGATGACCCTCCACGGATAGGGTCAAAAAGGATTATTTCGTAGTCTTCCGTTGCATTGCTGTACGTTATATGAACATCGTAAACGCCATCAGCGGCCCAGAATTCATATTCTCCATCTTGGTTGGTAATTATCGGCTGAGTGATAGAGGTTGTTCCGTTATCAGAATATATCGTCGCTGCTGTAACGGTCCCTGCGTTGTAGACGTAAACAGAGGCTCCAGGGACAACCTCTCCGCCTCTGGTCAACAATGCGTTTTTATGCGATTGCATGTTATTCTTCCAGTTTCTTTAAGATTGTTTCAGTCTTCATCAGGTGATGAGGTTTCTTGCCGAATTTGGCGATATACCGACCTTCAATAGACTCTTCTTCGAGTTCGTTCATCATTGCGGCTACATCAATGCCGTGGCTGGACTCAATAACATTCAATTTTGTAATCGATTCCAACCTTAAAGTCAGAGCCTCTACCTTTTCGACCAAAGAGGCAATCACAGCGTCTTTCTGTTCGGTTTCTTTTCGTAAGGCGGCCATTTCCATAATCAAAGGCCCAGCGTCTTTCGCGGCTTGAACGTAAGCTCTTGCTTTATTTTTCAGTTCCAAAGCGCCCATTCCAAGCCTACGGATGCCTTCATCGTTGACTTGGGCTAAGTCTTCAATGGTTAAAATGTTTGCCGCAATAAGTCGCTTACACTCTGACTGAGAAATGGCAGGCCAGTTTTTAACCGATGTTCCGTTAAGAGGCATTTCTTCGCCTTTTTTAAACTTCTCATAGCCTTCTTCCCAATGGTCTAGCCACGCCTGCGGCATACGCCCGTTTTTAATATTAGCCCTTACGTTGTCAAACCATCGTTCTACTTTGGCTTCTACCTTATCCCTGGAATAAGGAGGGATAACAAGCGCAAAATCTTCGTCTTTATAAACAATCTTACCTTGCTTGCGACTCTCGGCTTTGTCTTCAACGGCCCGGCGCTCGAATTTAACCATCGGGGGGCGGATTTCTTGATCTATTATTGCGTTTACTGTCATGGGGTCTCCATTAAAGAAAGGGGGCCGAAACCCCCTTATAGTTACGCGGCTGTTGCGTCATCCATAAATGGACGATCAATCTCAAATTCAGCCAGTCCGGTTGAAGGCGTGCCCACGGCGGATGCGCCGATAGCTTTCTTCACTCGGTCTCCGGCAACAACAGCATCGTCAATACTGCCTGCCGTAGCAGTAGCATAAACAAGACCATTGTCTGCATAACCCGTAAGCGCTTTACCTACGGCTTTACCTGAGATTTGATACCAGCCATATTGACTGGCAACATTAGCGGACATAGCTACTGCGACTCGACCAATGTCGTTAGCAGCAAGCAATGTAGTTGTGAAGCCGTCTTCATGGACTGTTACCCATGAGCCAACGGCTGTTGAGGCCACCCCTGAGAGGTAGATGAACTCGCCTTCCCCATAAGTGGGGTCTTTAGCTCGAACTATCGTACCAAGAGGATGTTTTTGTGTGGTTGAGGTATCGGCAATAGCCTGAGTACCTGCAACCGTGTCGGTGATGATGTAGGCCATGTGTTTCTCCTATATGGCTTTGCGTGTATTAGGTGTTGTTAGAGTCTTTTCTATAGACCATCCGCTGGCTATCCGCCTTCTTAAACAGGAAACAGTCAGCCCAGTGATATTAGCCCATTGAGGCAATGTCTTCTTTGCCCTATTAAAAATAATAAACAGGTTTGTCCGTCTATTATTGGCCTGCTCTTTCCTGGTTGCCCATCGACAATTCTCTTTCGAGTAGCCAAGCGAGTTGTTTGTCCTATCAAGCGTCTTGCCTTTTGGCCGTTCACCCATATCCGCATAAAAATTGCTGAAATCCAGCCATTCTTCACAGACTGTAATGCCTCGACCCCCATAGCTTTTATAACCCGTATTGTTTGGATTTGTGCAACGCTGGATCATTGTGGCCCAAGTCCTGTAAATTCTCGAATTATATAAGCCATGCTTAATAGGTTTCTCTTTCGTTAAACATCCACATGATCTAGTCCCTCCATCACCTTTTAAAGCCTTATTTAAAGAATGGCTAGAAACGATAATTTCATTACCGCAATCACATTTACACAACCAACAAGCCCTTTTTACGCTGCCTTCGACCTTATTTGCTGCGCGCTTAACTACAACTAGCTTTCCTATTCTCTGACCGGTTCGGTCAATAGCGGTTAATCCTCTTGGTTTCATGGCGGTCTCCTGTGTTAGTACAGGAGAATTATGCCATTATACCCACCCAATGTCACGCTATGTTATTGATATTTATTCGACTATGACTGACTGCTGGGATCTGTTGCTACACGTCATATTCCCCATCCAGATAATCGGGACGATAGCGCCATCCTGATTAATGGGTGACTTTTCGTCCATTACGGTCAGGTCGGCGTCGCGGTGAACTGTCAGGCCCAAATACTGAGTATTCAGTAGGTAGGCATGAGAAGCCGAGATACCAGAGCCTTCATAAAGAACGTCTGCACCTTTATATTTCAGGGTAACAATGCCGCCGTCAGCCATGTCTGAACTTGAATAACGCTTCAAGGAAGTTTGAGAATTCTCAAAATACTTGTAATAAACGCTATCCATGATAATCAAATCAGGCTGATCTGCCGGGCCACGGTCTACTTCCAGCCATGCCGGTAACAGCATGGAGCTTTCAATCGTAGTGGCAGAAGAAGTAACGGATTCAGTGGAACAATCAAAGAAATTGTTACCCCAGAACGTGTAGGTAGATGAATCGATCCCACCTACTGTCCCGGCTCCAGCATCAGCGACAAGAGCCTGAAGGCCGTTGATCTGATTAGATGCAGTGCCGTCTGAATACATGTCGCTTGAGAAGTTATTAGCGAAAGTTCGCAGAGCGTTTTTGATCTTGGTTTTCGTCAAGTCTGCAATCTTCTGAGGCCCGGAGTTGATACGCAGTTCACGACCACTTGAGACAACATTAAGAGCGATTTGACGCCATTGATATTCGGCGGCACTGATAACATCAGAAGCCTGAATATTCAAGGTGTCCCAATCACTGAAACGTTGGTAGGTCGAGTTCTCTGCGTAGTCGAGCGGAGTAACGATAGTCAGACCGCCACTTTCACGCTTGTAATTGCCGCGCTTGTAAATATATTTATATAGCGCATTACGATTAGAAACGTTATCGGCGATCTCGCCTGGGTGATTACGGAACGTAGTGGATACCAGCTCCGTAAAGGTACTGTTGGGTGACGGCATTATGCCCTCCTATTTAACGAGATTGAATTTCACGAGCAAGCTCGTGCAGGTCGTCAAACATTTTTCCAGTAGGCCCTGTGGGAGCTTTTGCGGTATCTTTTGTTTTGACATTGGGTGATTTAGCTTTCTTGGCTTTTTCGAGTTTTTCCTTTTTCTCGGCTTCAAGTTTGTCCAGTTTTTCTTTTTCTAAACGGGACTGTTCTTTCTGTCGAGTAACTGGATTGGCCCAAATAGCCTTATCATAAGCATCTTGTAAAGAGAATCCACGCTCCAAGAATGGAGCCATTTCATCTGTAACCTCATCAAAATACTCGTGAGTGGAAGCGAAAGCGTCTAACTCTTCCGATATCTTTCTCATTTCAGCCTGTCTGGACTGAGCCTGAGTCTGATTTAAAATCTGTTTAAGTTGTCCTATTTCCTGCTGTAAAGTCTGGATTTCAGGTGTGACCTTCGATCCGTCTAGCTTAATTCCATAGGATTGCGCAATTTGATTTAAAGCGTCTAACTTACCTTGTTCATCTGCGGTAGACAGTTTGTAGTGAGCGTTCATTAGGTATTGAACGGCCGACTTTTGATCTACGCCCTGCGACTCTAATAGCTGATTAAAGGGACTTAAAACATCCCTTAAATCCCTTCCTAGCGTCGCGTCTTCTTTGGCTACGTCGATACCTTCCTTCATTTGCTGTTCGCGCAGCTCAAAATATTCCTGCACTTCTGGCTTTAATTCGCCCCAGTATTCGTGCATCTCCTTCTTCCATGATTGAGGAGGTGGTTTTACTGATTTTACTTCTTCCGTATTATCTTCTTGTTCTTCTGTCTCTTCAGTTTCGTCTGCTGGTTTTTCTACCTCGTCAGAAACTTCTTCAGTTTCTTTAACGCCGAACAGATCGGCAGAGATTGAGTCGGAAAGTTCTTCTACGTTGATTTCGCTGTCTGCGATCTCATCCATTTGTTACACCTCTTGTATATTGTAAGTCAGTACCGCTAGTGAGTTCTCTTTCGAGCATTTCTTTCTTTTTAGAAGGAAGATTTTCATAAAGACTGTCTACTGTTTGATCTATTTTCTTTTCGATCTTTCGTTCAGTCTCTAGTTGTTGTTTTTTGACGTATTCCCTAAACCCCGGTTCGTAATCCACGCACCCGGCTTCTTTCATGTCTTTGCGACGGTCTTTGTAGGAAGTAATGTACTTCCCTGTCGCTGGGGAGACATAAGCATCCCAAGGGGCAATGTCTGGAGAAAGCATTGTAGGGACAGTAATTCGATTAGCCTCTTCTCCGCAGTCACACTTCTGAGTGGTGTTGTAGTCTTTTAACGGTAGGAAGATGTCGAACTGATGGCCTGATTTACACTTGAACACATATGTAGGCATTAGCTTTTCACCATTGCGGCATGTTTGTCTAACATGGATTGGGTGTCGCGTTGTGCTTTTGCAATCAACATCTTTAAGCTGTTCTCGGCTTCTGCTTTGTCCAACTTCAAGCGTTCTTCCATAAGCTGTTCTTCCATTTTCAGCTTTTCACTTGCAAGGTCTTCTTCAAAACTTAACTGTTCTGCTGCAAGCTTTTTGTCAAACTCGAACTGCATCTTTTCCATCTCAAGGCGTTGTTTTTCCTTTTCAATGGCTTCTTGTTCTTTTTGAACCTGCTGTTGAGCTTGTTGGACTTGTTTTTGTTGTTCTTGGATTTGCTGTTGGATTTGAGGAGGAATCTGCGGCTGAGGTTCTTGCATTGATTCTAGCTCGTCCTCGACCTCTCTACCGAACCGGAATCTCTTTGTCACCGCGAGAATGATAGACTTCTTGGCCTGGAACGGGATAGTTTGGTCGTTCGCAAAGCCTGACATAACTTGAGCAAGGGCGTTCATAAACTCACCTACCATTTGCTTGTCTTCGGTCGCTTCTACGTCGAGGGTTGAATTAGATTCAATGTCTAACCGATAGCTTCGCTGGAAGTCGTCGTTCAAGACTTCGAGAATGTCTTTGAATGAAGGACTCTGAACGACCTGTTGAAGTTCCGGTGGGATCTGGGGTGGTTCTGGCTGCATTCCCTGTTGTTGGGCAACCATCGCTCTTTGCTGGGACTGCATTTGGATGGCCTCAAGTTGTTTTTGAGCCATCATCTTTTCTTCCCCGGTGGGGTTTGGAAGCATGGTGATCTTCTTCCAAGTCTCTTCGGTGAACTTCTTGGCTGAGACTTCTAAAAGCAGTTTCATCAAGTCTAAAGCATAACGTTGGACTTCTTTCTGAAGCCTCTTCAATCTCATGGTTCCCCAAGACTCTTTGATCTGCTGAGCACCGAGAGTCTCAGAAGCCACACTCTGACCCCTGACGATATCCGAAATCCCGGTGATCTCATAGATAACAGATTTGGAAGACTCACGGGCTTGATAGAGCTGTTGAAGAACAACGATCAGTTTCTCAATCGGAGCGAACCAGATTGCCTTATCGATTGACCCGTCCGCCAGAGAAGCGACATCATCTGTCGGAACAAGGGTATTGTCGGCTTCTTCAAAGAGCGTCCCGATAATGTCCCCGAGTCCCCGGTTGTAGACGCCTCGAACTTTAAGGGCTTCTACAACTTTATTAATTCTGCCCTGAATTTTGTTCAATTCGGACGCTTGATTCTCGTAGAGTGTGTAGAGCGCAGTCGGGACGAGGTCTGAGGACTTTTTAACGAATTGAAGTGGTTTCGGGCACGGATAGAACCCTGAAAGCTCTAAAGGGTCGTCTAATTCGTCTAAATAACGGTCTTTTACTTGATCTGAAATCCAATAAATCTTACGGTCTTTCTTGACCCATACTTGATAAAAAAGCGCTGTCTCCCTGGCGACCTTCTCTTTTTCGTCTTTTTTGTCTACTTCTTCCCCTTCCCTGAATTCAATCCCGGTGATGTCGTCGAACTTCTCTTTTGCCTCATCCTTGTCAAAATAGTACTCAAAAGCCACCCAAGGCATTTTTGACCATTTTTTGGCGTACCCGTAATGGACTCGATCCCACGCATGAACGTCAATACACGCGGTTTCCCACGTCACATCATCGTCTGATTCGTACTTTACCGAAGCATTCCCTCTACCTGAAAGAAGCGCATCTAAGGTTACGTCCGTCAGAGCATCAGAAAAATTATCATACTCGTCTAAATCCGTGTCCAGAAGGTATTCTAAGACCCGCTGCCCGGCTTCTGATACGACTTTCCCTAACGGGTCGGCATCTTTAAATCGACGCCCTATAACGGGCTTGGGAAGCTGAGAGAAAAGGGCCGGGAGAAGTGTTTCGGTGTTCGAGTAGAGGATGTTAAACGGGGTATTCTTGCCCTCGTAGATTTCGTGGATCTCCTTACCCTTTTCCCTGAAGTCTTTTTCCCTTTTTCTTGATCCCTTGATCTCGTCTAACCAGTATTGGACTTTACGCATCTCTTGATTGTCTCATTTTTCTAAAATGTGCCTCTTTCATCTGCCCAAATGTCGCATTAACAACGTTTCCTTGGTGAAAACGGGTCAATTGTGAGATTTCAGGCTCTTGTGCTCTGGCGATCTTCCACGTTAAGGAAAGATATCGCCAAGCGTCCGCAGGATGAGAGTTTTCATCGTGAACGGGTTCATCGGAGAACTTCTTTTTGATTTCGTCGTATTTTCGATGGTATCCCTTGAGCATTTCTAGGGCTTCGAGACACTTTAGGTCAAAATATGACCGATTTAACGTCACACCGCCTGCTCGAATACCAGAATCTTTGCCTAAACTGGGGACTTTCCCTATTCTTCCGATTTTCTCGTCCATAAACTGCTGCATCATGGACTTTCCGCCCATCCCTAGACGTACCGGGAAGGCGTCGTGAGGCATCCAGTGGGTTCCGTAGGTGTAACCCTCGGTTTCTGCGATCTTTTTAATGTCATCACAGATATCGGGGATTTCTTTAAACTGACACTGGTAGTAATTTAATATCCGAATCTCGTCTGCAACGATCTGGAAGAACCAAACACAGGTGAAATCATCTCTTCCTAAGTCCCATGCAGTGTGAACAGGGTATCCGTCTTCTAAAGGGACTTCTCTAACGTGTCCGGCTTGCTCGATTTTAGCAATCTGCTCACCCCAAATAGACCCCGGAACAGCCGCTTCGAAGGAACAGAAGTATTCCTGTAGCCAGAGGGCTTTCCCAAAGGTCTCCCCGTGTTCGGCCTGGAGTTCTTTTAGCTCGGAAAGGAGCTGTTCGTTGGTGAAAAGTTTCGTTTCGTTGTTCGTCAGGACTTGAGAGAACCAATTAGGGTCCCATTTTGCCATTTGAATCATCTTATAAAAGTGATTCTTTCCACGAGGAGTGGAGTTGAACACAGACCAGCCCCCGTTTTCCAGAAGAATCGGTCTTAAATACCCCCAAGAATTAGGGTTTGAGATTGCGTATTCGGAGTAAGAGAGTCCGATAGGGGGAGATCCTACGAGAGTGTCGTAATTGTCCGACCCCATCAGTTGCCACGTCGAGCCGTTGTGGAATTCAATCTTCATTTCCTGGGCTAAGGTCTTTTTTCTGATCTCAACCGGAAAAGCTTCATCTATCCTCTTCTTCCCAGTGTGCGGATTAATCGCATCCCAAACCGCCTTGCGGCACTGGTCGTACTTGGGAAGCATGTACCAGTAGTTCCCAACCCGCTTAAACGCACTCAGGGCATTGAAATGGAGTAATACATCATCCTTTCCGTGCCTTCGAGGCCAGCTAACGGCGGCTCGCTTCCCCCCAGTAACCAAATAATTCCATAGGGGAACCTGGTACACACGAGGCGACCAGTTGTAAGGGAGAGATATGTTCAATTAAAACGTGGACACTCATATAGAAATGGAATTTTACGAGGCATCTTGATAATTATCTTTGTAGAGAAGATTTCTATCTCCAATCGACAAGTGTCGTCGACGCGTTCGTGGTAAAGATGGAGGAAATCCTTATCTGTGCACCAAATTGTTGCTCTTGTACTCATATTTTCACCTATGTAAATTGTGGGTAAGGAGGTTCTTCAATCTGGTCTTTCATCTAAACCCCCAGTAATCGACAACAGGTTTCCAAATACCTTATCGCGCCCTTATCGGGATCTCCCTTACACCAGCGTCCGACGGTCTGAGGAGATACCCCCCATAGGGAGGCGAAGAAGGCTTGAGACCATCCTATACGGGT